AACGAAAGTTTCGTTAAAAAAGGTAGAGCATTAGGTGAACTTGGACATCCCGAAGGTCCTACTGTGAACCTTGACCGTGTATCTCATAAAATTACCTCGCTCGTAAGAGAGGGAAATAATTTTAGAGGTAGAGCGACTTTGTTATCAACTCCAATGGGTAAAATTGCGTCATCTTTAATTGATGAAGGAGTTAAACTTGGAGTATCTTCTCGTGGTGTTGGATCACTAAGAGAAAGTAGTAATGGTTGTAAAATGGTTGGCGAAGACTTCCAATTAGCAACTGCTGCCGACATAGTGGCAGACCCTTCAGCTCCAGACGCTTTTGTGAATGGAATTATGGAAGGAAAAGAGTGGGTTTGGGAAGGTGGAACCCTTCGTGAACAACTCGCTGAAAGAACTGAGAAGCGTATTAATACACTTGTCACTCAAAAAAGATTAGAGGAAAGGAAGTTAAGTCTCTTTCAAGATTTTCTAAATAACCTCTAAATGTAAAAGATCTATAAATAAGTATAGATTCTTACGAATTTAAATAAATCCACGGTAACTTTTTACACTAAATGGAAAACATCGAAGAAAATGTAGTCACCAAAGGTGCAGCAAAAGCTGATCCTATGCCTTCATCAGGCATCCCAGTAGAGGATCTTGGTGGTCCTACACCAGAAAACTATAAACCTGATGACGATTCAGCAAAGCTGAAAGATCCTGCACTTACACTTGCACAAGTGAAAGATGTTGTTAATGCCAAAGCTATGAAAGCAGAAGAGGCAGAAACAGAGGAGGAAGTTATCGAGGAAGAAGAAGCAACTACTGATGAGGTAGTCGCTGAAGAGGAAGCAACATCTGAAGAGGAATCTGAAGAGGTCGTTGCTGAAGAGGAAACTTCTGAAGAAGAAGTCATCGAAGAGGAAGAGGAGAAAATCGACATCGAAGCAGATGTTGCTGCTCTACTTGAAGGTGAAGAACTTTCAGAGGAGTTCCAAAGTAAAGCAAGGACAATTTTTGAGGGAGCAATCAGATCTAAGGTTGCAGAAATCAAAGAAGAATTACAAGAGTCTTATGCTACTGCACTTGTCGAGGAATTAGACAAAATCAAGGAAGGATTAACAGAAAGAGTTGATGGATACCTTGAGTATGTCGCTGACGAGTGGATGCAAGAAAACCAAATCCAAGTGGAAGCTGGACTCAAAACAGAAATGACTGAATCTTTCTTAGAAGGTATGAAGTCACTATTTGAAGAACATTATGTAACTATCCCTGAAGACAAATACGATGTACTTAATAGCATGGTAGATAAACTTGATGAAATGGAATCAAAACTCAATGAGCAAATAGATCGTAACGTTGCTCTTAATCGTAGATTGGCAGAATCCAACGCAGACGGTGTTTTCGCCTCTGTAGCTGAAGGTCTAGCAGACACTCAGAAGGAAAAACTCGCTACTCTTGCCGAAAATGTTGAGTTTGAAAGTGAGACAGACTATCGTGAGAAACTAGTTACTTTAAAGGAATCTTATTTCCCAAGTAAAGCTAGTGCTCCAAAGAGCACCTCTGAGAATTTATCAGAAGAGGTTTCAACAGATGAAGCACCTTCAGTAGAAGTTGCTCCTAGAATGCAAGCCTACTTGGATATTTTGTCCAGAGCTGCCAAAAAGTGAATTTAACATTTATTCAAACAATAAACCGTAAGAGGTAAATTTCAAATGCAAATGTATAACACAGAACATTTGCAGGAAAAGTGGGGACCTATCCTCGATTTTGACGGAGTTGATCCAATCAAAGACGCTCATAGAAGAAACGTCACCGCTATCCTGTTAGAAAACCAAGAAAAAGAATTAAGAGAGGAAGCATCTTTCCTTTCAGAACAGCCAACAGTTAACACAAACAGTGGAAGTTCAGCAGGTTTCTCTGCTGGTGCAACTGCTGCAGGTCCTGTTGCAGGTTTCGACCCAGTATTAATCAGTCTAATTCGTCGTTCAATGCCTAACTTGGTGGCATACGATTTAGCTGGTGTACAACCAATGAATGGTCCAACTGGACTTATCTTCGCAATGAGATCCAGATTCACTTCACAGAGTGGAACTGAAGCACTATTCAACGAAGCAGATTCAGCATTCTCTGGTCAGAATGAAGGATTTGATGTTACAAGTGGTTTCACTGCTACTGGTGCATCTAACGTTGGTTTAGGTACAACTGCTCAGAGTGGTTCAAATCCAGGATTACTTTCTGGTACTGCTGCTCAGACAAACGCTACTGACTACAACGTTGGTCAGGGTATGAGAACAGACGACGCTGAAGATCTCGGTACATCTGGAGATAACTTCAACGAGATGGCATTCTCAATCGAGAAAGTCACCGTGACTGCGAAGTCAAGAGCTCTAAAGGCAGAGTACTCACTAGAACTTGCTCAAGACTTGAAAGCAATCCATGGATTGAATGCAGAAGCAGAACTTGCTAACATTCTTTCTACTGAGATACTTGCTGAAATCAACAGAGAAGTTATTAGAACTATCTACAAAACTGCTGAGACAGGTGCTCAGGTCAATACAGCAACTGCTGGTACATTTGACTTAGACACTGACTCAAACGGAAGATGGTCAGTTGAAAAATTCAAGGGACTATTATTCCAGATTGAAAGAGATGCAAACGCTATTGCACAAAGAACTCGTCGTGGAAAGGGTAACATCATCCTTTGCTCTGCTGACGTTGCTTCTGCACTAACAATGGCTGGTGTTCTAGATTACACCCCTGCACTTAATGCTAACCTTAACGTTGATGACACTGGTAACACATTTGCTGGTACAATCAATGGTAAGTACAGAGTATACATCGATCCTTATGCTGCTTCTGGTGGTGGTGAAGCTAATCACTTCTACGTTGTAGGATACAAAGGTTCTTCACCTTATGACGCTGGACTGTTCTACTGTCCTTACGTTCCACTACAGATGGTTCGTGCTGTGGGAGAAAATAGTTTCCAACCAAAAATCGGGTTTAAGACTCGTTATGGTATGGTTGCTAACCCATTCGCAGAGGGAACAACTCAAGGACTTGGTGCTCTTACTCAGAACGCAAACCGTTACTACAGAAGAGTTAAAGTTACTAACCTCATGTAATTCGGATATTACATATTTTTCTAAGAGACCCTTGATGGGTCTCTTTTTTTATGTTAGAATAAATATATCATGATCAGAGAACTCGTAAAACCAGAACATCAATTATTTCATCATCGTATTGATTCGTGCAGCTATAAATTAGATCGTCAATTTTTATCCAATACTTTAGTTGAAAATATGATACATTACAAAGGTATTGGTATATCAGCAAATCAAATTGGTATATGGGAGAGAGCTTTTGCAATGATAAGAGATTTAGAACACAATGAAATTATAGTATGTTTTAATCCTCGTATTATCAAGTCATATAATGAAGAGGTTGAAATGGAAGAGGGTTGTTTATCATACCCAGATGTTTTCTTAAAGGTTAAAAGACCAGATAAAATTGTAGTCAAGTATGAAGATAAGGATAAGAAAACTCATAAAATGAAGTTAGAAGGACTTGCTTCTAGAGTATTTCAACATGAATATGACCATATGGAGGGTATTGACTTCACTCAAAGAAGTAAAGATATTGTTAAGATTCCCTAACAATAAATAATGTTACAGGAGGTAAAGACAAATGTTACATTTATTAGGTAAAGGACAAGCACCAGAATGGGACGAAGATAAACATGATATAGAGGAGGTCTTTGCTCTCCTATGTTATCGTGGAATACATTACGCAAAATGGGTATGTATTGATGTTATTATGGAGTCTCCTTCTTGGTTTTTAAGCAATCCAAGAAAAATTGACAAATAAGTCTTTTTATGTTATGATAAGGTAACATAGAGACTAAATAAAAACGCATTAGTGATCAACAATGAAAAAGTGGATAGGTCTTAGTTTAGGTGCAGTTATCGGTATTGGACATATCGGTATGATTGGTATGCTTGCCAATAGAGAAAGTAAATTACCATCAGTAGATATTCCTGTAGGTGACTACACATCATATAAAGTAAGTGTATCGGAAGATGGATATGCTATTTCATACAAAGCAAATGACCCTAAAACAGCCTTTATCACTAAGGATATTAAAGAGAAAGGTGGTTTCTTAGGACTTGCAAACGAGACTACTGTAATTACAGAAGAATACTTTATGGATGGTAAGACCAACCAAGGTGGTGCAGTATCGAATCATAGATCTTGGTTAAGTGGAGATCCTGGCTTGACTCAGGAGGAGGCTGCGAATATAACTGCCGCACGAAAAAGTGAAGCCTGTATCGAAGCAATCGGATCAGCAAAAGGAACTGGGAGACTGGTTGGGACTAGTGTTGGTGCTGCTGCTGCTCCTACTGTTTCCTCTATTCCCTTTGTTGGTTGGGTTGTGGCTGGTTGGATAGCAATGTTTGGTGGTGATCAAGGTGCAAACATTGGTGGTAATATGGCAGAGGATCTTAACAAAAATTGTTAGGTTTAGATAAATAAAGATAAAGACGTAAAATAAATGGCCATAAATCCAGCCCTAAGACAGGTATCAAATAGGAACTTTTTGTCTCCTGTTGGATTCAAGTTAAAAATCAATAAGTGTCCAAAGGTAGATTTCCTTGCAACACAGGCCAATTTGCCAGGCATCACACTCGGAACTGCGGTTCAATCTAACCCATATAAAGATCTTGACGTTCCAGGCGACAAACTTGTCTATGATGATTTCCGTGTCTCATTTGTTGTAGATGAAGAGATGGAAAACTATAAACAAATATACAAGTGGATGATAGGTTTAGGATATCCAAATAGTCAAAGAGACTTTACTGACATGAAGTTAGAGGATGTTTACCATCCAGAGATAGGTGATAGAGATAATCCTTATGCTGAGTTTTCTGATGGTACACTTCAGATATTGAATAGTAACCTAAGACCACAATCTTATGTTAAAATAGAATCAATGTTCCCTGTTAGTTTATCAACTCTAGATTTTGATGCATCTAACACAGACATCAACTACTTCCAAGCTCAAGTAGTATTCAAATACCAAATTTTCCAATTACTAGATAAAGACTTCAAAGAAGTATGAACCTTGAAACAATTCAGTCAATGTGGGAAAAAGATTCTCATATTGATCCTGATGAATTACACACCGCTTCCTTAGTGGTTCCTACATTACATGCAAAATACTATCAACTCTTTAATGATCTAAGACTACTTAGATCTAAGGCAAAGAAGACATATCAAAAAGTATATCAAGAAAGATACTTATACTATTCTGGAAAGTCTGAACCAGAGGTATATGAGAAAGATCCTTTTCCATATAAAGTTAGAGAGAAAGATGCGATACAAAGGCATATGGAAGCAGATGAGAAGTTATCTAAGATTGATATGAAGATAAGATATTATGATGTCACACTTAAATTTCTTGAAGAGATAATTAGAAATATCTCAGGTCGTACATATCAAATAAAAAATGCCATTGAATGGCAGAAGTTTCAATCAGGATTCTAATGATTACCCCAAAAATAAGTTACATAAAGGAATTAGTTGAACCAGAACATCAACTATTTCATCATCGAATACAGTCATGTAGTTACAATTTAAATCGTCAAGAATTATCTAGAATATTGATTGACAATATGATACATCATCAAGGTATTGGTATATCTGCAAATCAAATTGGTATCTGGGAAAGAGCATTTGCAATGGTGAGAGACATAGAAAATAATGAAGTCATGGTATGTTTTAATCCTCGTATTGTGAAATCATATTCGGAAGAAGTTGAAATGGAGGAGGGATGTTTATCTTATCCAGAACTATTCTTAAAGATTAAAAGACCTGATAAGATTGTTGTAAAGTATGAAGATGAAGACAAGAAAACTCATAAATTAAAGTTGCAAGGACTTGCTTCAAGAGTCTTTCAGCATGAATATGACCATATGGAAGGCATAGACTTCACTCAAAGAACCTAGTATAAATAACTCAAATGATGGAGATGTTATGTCTCATTTGGTTATTTCAAAAAAGAACGAAGTCTTTTTAAAAATTGAGGCAGAGCCACATGTATATTATGAACTATCGGACAGTTTTACGTTCGAGGTACCTGGCGTAAAGTATATGCCATCATACCAAAAAAAGTATTGGGATGGAAAGATAAGGTTATTTAATACTCAGAAAGGAGAAATATATGTAGGATTATTAGATCGAGTAATCCAATTTTGTAAAGATCACGGTTATAATTATTCATTTACAGACAGCGAGTTTTACGGACTTCCATTTGAGGTAAACGAATTTATCTCAAAAGAGGGTGTGAAAGATTATATGAATTCTATTTGTAAGTTCAAACCTCGTTCTTACCAAGTAGAGGGAGTATACGACGCTCTAAGGCATAATAGAAAGTTGTTGATATCCCCAACTGCTTCGGGAAAGTCTCTGATGATATATTCGATTGTTCGATATTTTGTTGAACGCAAGCAAAATACTCTGATAGTCGTTCCGACGACTTCCCTAGTAGAACAGATGTATAAAGATTTTGCAGACTATGGCTGGGACGTAGGTTCATTTTGCCACAAGATATATGCTGGAAAAGAAAGAGAGACAGACTCTCAGGTCATAATTACTACTTGGCAATCAATCTATAAGCTCCCCCGAAAGTATTTTGAAAGGTTTTCTGTGGTAATTGGGGACGAAGCTCACCAGTTTAAATCAAAATCATTAGTATCTATAATGTCTAAACTTGCTGATGCCAAATATCGTTATGGTTTCACAGGAACTCTTGACGGAACTCAGACACATAAGTGGGTTTTAGAGGGTTTATTTGGTCCTTCTTACAAGATTATAAAGACCGAAGAACTAATGAAGAAGGGACATGTTGCTACTTTGGATATAAATGTGTTGCTATTGAAACACTCACCGAATAAATTTGAAACATTTGAGGATGAGATACAGTATATTATCGGTCATAATCGTCGAAATAACTTTATTAAAAATCTTGCATTAGATTTGACAGGCAATACTTTGATATTGTATAGTCGTGTTGAAGCACACGGACAACCATTATTTGAATTGATAAATAAGAGTAAGTCTGATAATCGTCAGGTTTTCTTTGTACATGGTGGTGTAGAAACCGAAGACAGAGAGAATGTTCGTGCTATCACTGAGCGTGAAAACAATGCTATAATAGTTGCATCATATGGAACTTTCTCCACAGGAATTAACATTAAAAACCTACACAACGTTATATTTGCTAGTCCTTCTAAATCAAGAATTCGGAATCTTCAGTCTATTGGAAGAGTCTTAAGAAAAGGTGATCGTAAACTAAAAGCAACATTATATGACATTGCTGACGATATAAGTTATAATAAGAGAAAGAATTACACATTAAATCACTTGATTGAAAGAATTAAAATATACAATCAGGAAAATTTTAATTATGATATAGTCAACATACCTTTAAAAAACTGATGGGAGAAGAATTCGTAGCTATTATTAAATTAGTTTCTGGAGAGGAAATTCTCGCATCGGTTTGCGTTGATGAAACTGGTGAAGAACCAATTATCATAGTTCA